ATTGATCCCGAGCTGCTCGCCAACCCGACGCAGAGCGCCGGGCCGGGTGGCCGGGTCACGCCGCAGATCGACCGCCATCCGGATCGCCCGCTCCCGAAGGTCCTCCGGGTACTTCCTCGGTGCTGCCATGACTCTCATCCTTCCGTGGAATGAGAGCCTCCATCAGACCCGGCACGCGACACACCTGCCCGCACGGGCACGACATGACGGACCCGGACAACGTGCTGAGGGAGAAGAACAGGCACGGCTCGACGTCCCGCAGGTGTCGCGAGTGCCGCAGGGAGTCCCAGCGCAGGTACCAGGCGAAGCAGCCGTCCAAGGCGAAGTTCCCTCGCCCGACCGGAGACGGCTGCACCGTCGAGGGCTGCACACGGAAGCGCCACGAGTCAGGCGGCGTGCGCTCGCGGTACTGCTCGGCCCACCGGCGCCGCGTCGAGAAGCTGGGTGACCTGTACGAGGACATCCCGCCGAGCGCCGTGAAGGGCCGCACGTCGCTGGCCAAGCAGAGGGCGGCACAGCAGTCCACCTAGGCATCCCTCCGTGGCAGCGGAGTGGGACTGCGACCACGGACGGCGGACAGCACGTCGGCCAGGTGCTCCGGTGGCAGGGCACGCAGGGCGGCCATGCGGAAGCGGTGACGCAGGGTGGCTCGGTAGGCCGCGAGGGCAGCCAGAACTAGCGAGCCGACGACGGCGAAGTAGTAAGGCACGGGACCTCCAGGGCAGGCGATGAAACGTCCACGGAGATCCCTCCTTCCTTGTCGTAATAATGATGATGAGTTGTGCGCTGTCAGTGGCGAGTGTGCAGGTGTGCGTTGGGCTCTCTCGTGTACCCACCAAGGTAGCAGCGGGCACCGACGCCGACAGGCACGACGCGCCGAGCACGGACCTGGGGAGTGGACCCCGAGCACGACCGCAAACCACCCTCCCCGCAGGCTTGGGGGCAGACTTACTCGCGGTCCCTAATTGATGTAGATCGCAACAACGGCGCTGAGCACTGGGCTGACGATCAGCAGGCCGACAAGTGAGGCAATCGCCCCGATGCGCTGGCCTCCTAGGCTCCGCTCGCCTGGCGGAAGCACCTCGAACGCTGGCAGCACGAAGCGCATGAGACCGGGTCCCACGAGCCCCAAGAGGAGGCTGATGGCGAGGATTGCTGCCATCGCGGACCACTCGGTTGCCCAGTCGAGCTCGTCTCCGATGAAGGTACGAGAAAGCGCTACCGACATCGGACCCCAGATCATGACGACGGCTAGGAACCCCGTGAACACCGAGCGGAGCCACCACCACGCGGGCCGGTTCTTCAGGAGACGTTCGCGGATTGCGTCCGCGACGCCGGAAGCCCAGACCTGATCGGGACCCGAGACTGTGACGCTGACCGCTTGGAATGAAGGTTTGGCCGACTCGAAAGACACTTCGACGTGGTGCTCTCCATGCGGGGTTGATCTCGCGTTGCCGAGGGTGACTGTGGCGATTTCGTCCAAGTGCACAGAGTTGAGGATCTTGCGGAGGTCGCCTTGCTCTGTCCACCTGGAGTGCTTTCCAGTCACGGTCACATATAGGCGATAGGCGTTGCGCAGGTTCTCCCACCTGTACTTTGACGCGAAGTCGGGTAGGTCGGGGTCCGGTTCGGGCAGCCCAGCAGCCTGTTGTTCGTAGGCGGCACGCAGAACCTCCTCGACCTGGTCCTGGACGGCGATGAGCGCGTCTTTCGAGCCGACCCAGGTATGCACCTTGAACGGACGCTTCTGGGTGACGGTGTGACTGTCCGCGATGCGAGCGAAGTCGGCTCCGCTCTGCTCGGGCGTCTCGGGGCTGCTTGACACAGTTGAACTCTATTCGCCGATACCGACGTTTGTGGGCGCTGGACCGAAGACCGGGGCATCGAAGAAGGCCCTCGTGGAGCACGGGCTCCCGAGCGAGGGCGGCGAGCGCGTGGCGGCGTGGATCGAGAAGTTCGTCAGGGTGCCGAAGGGCGTGGGCGCCGGGGAGCCGTTCAAGCTGCGCCCGTGGCAGCGCGAGCTGATCTGCTCGGCGTTCGACGGGCCTCGTCCGCGCCTGGGCCTGTGGTCGATCCCGCGTGGCAACGGGAAGACGGGCCTGTCGGCGGCGCTGGCCCTGTACGCGCTGCACGGGGACGGGGTGTTCGGGGCGCGGGTGTACGCGGTGGCGCGAGACGAGCGGCAGGCGCGGCACGTGTTCGACGCGGCGCAGTCGATGACGAAGCTGAGCCCGCTGCTGGCCAAGCGGTCGTACCTGCACGTCGACAAGATCACGGTGCCGGGGTCGGACTCGATGATGCAGGTGCTGCCGGCGGAGCCGAAGTCCCTCGAAGGTCTGGACCCGTCGTTCCTGGTGGTGGACGAGATCGGCGTGGTGGACCGGCGCACGTTCGAGGTGTGCCTGGACGCGATGGGCAAGCGGCCGACGTCGCTGATGCTGTGCATCGGGACGCCCGCCGAGAACCGCGACTCGGTGATGTGGGACCTGCGCGCCGACATGCTGGCGAACCCGGACGATCCGCTGACGACGTTCACGGAGTTCGCCGCCCCGGAGGGCTGCGAGCTGGACGACGAGGAGGCGTGGGCGCTGGCGAACCCGGCGCTGGGTGACTTCCTGTTCGCGGACGCGATCCGGGCGGGGCTGCCGCCCAAGACCCGTGAGCCGCGCTTCCGGCGGATGCGGCTGGGTCAGTGGGCGGAGGGGTCGTCGGACCAGTGGATGGAGCCCGCCCTGTGGGGCACGCGGTCGACGGGGCTGGCGATCCCAGACGGGTCGGAGGTGTGCCTGGCGTTGGACGGGTCGTTCTCGCAGGACTCCACGGCGCTGGTCGCGGCGACGGTGAGCACGACGCCTCACCTCGACGTCGTAGGTCACTGGGCGAATCCCGGCGACAAGGAGTGGCGGGTCGACGTGCTGGCCGTGGAGGAGGCGATCCGGCAGGCGTGCAAGCGGTTCCGGGTCCGCGAGATGTGCGCCGACCCGTACCGCTGGCAGCGGTCGCTGCAGGTGCTGGCGAGGGAGCGCCTGCCGGTGACGGAGTTCCCGCAGTCGGCGGCGCGCATGACTCCGGCGACGACGGGCCTGCACGAGGCGATCACGAACGGCCAGGCGACGCACTCGGGTGACAAGCGGCTGACCGAGCACGTGCTGAACGCGGTCGTGACCGAGGACTCCCGGGGCACGCGCATCCACAAGCCGTCGAAGCACAGCACCCGCCGGATCGACCTGGCGGTGTGCGCGCTGATGGCGCACTCGCGGGCGACTTTCTACGCGAGCCGATCCAGGTCACGAAGGGTGGTGTCCTGGTGACGGTCAAGGTTCTCGAAGCGCTCTCGCGCAAGCTGGACGAGGCGGAGGCGCCGCTGCGCGACCTGGACGCGGTGTACGCCGGGGAGCAGCCGCTGTCGTTCCTGAGCCCGGAGGCCCGCGAGGCCCTGGGCAACCGGCTGCGGGTGCTGGTGGCGAACTACCCGCGCCTGGTCGTGGACTCGCTCTCGGAGCGGCTGAGGGTCACCGGCTTCACCGTCGACGGCCGCCCGCTGGACGAGGTGTGGCAGGCGTGGCAGGACGCGGAGTTCGATGACGCCCACCAGGTCGCGCACACCGAGGCGCTGACACTGGGACGGTCCTACGTGACGGTGTGGGCCGACTCGACCGGGGCACCGTCGCTGACGGTGGAGTCTCCGCACGAGGTGGCGGTCTCGCGTGACCCGGTGACCCGCGAGGTCACGGCGGCGGCGAAGCGGTGGCGCGAGGACGGCAGGGCGCGGGCGATGCTGTTCCTGCCGGACCGGCTGTTCGAGTACGTCTCCTCGGCCCGCGTCCCAGAGGGCGGCGTGATCCCTCCCGAGGGCTGGCAGCACATGAGGAACCGTCCGAACCCGCTGGGCGTGGTGCCGGTGGTGCCGTTCGTGAACCGTGGGCGGCTGCTGGACGTTGAGGGCGTCTCGGAGATGGTCGGCGTCTCGGACCTGACCGACGCGATCTCGAAGCTGCTGGCCGACCTGATGGTCTCCTCGGAGTTCGGCTCCCGCCCCCGGCGCTGGGTGACCGGCCTCGAGGTGAAGGAGGAGCCGCGTCGAGACGACCAGGGCAACGTCGTGACCGACGAGGACGGCGAGCCGCTGATGGTGGCTGTGAACCCGTTCGGCAACGAGGCCCGCCGCGTGTGGCAGAGCGAAGACCCGGACACCGAGTTCGGGCAGTTCCCGTCCGCCGACCTGACCGGCTACGAATCGGCTGTCGGGATGATCCTGCAGGCGATCAGCTCGGTGTCGGGCCTGCCCGCGCACTACCTCGGAGTGCACGGCGACCAGCCCGCATCGGCCGACGCGATCCGCTCGGCAGAGGCGTCCCTGGTGGCCCGCTGCCACGCACGGATGCGCACGTTCGGCCCGTCGTGGGCCAGGGTCGCGACGCTGACCGCAGCGGTGGCGAACGGCTCCCGCCCGCGCCGCGTCGAGACGGTGTGGGCCAACCCGGAGACCCGCACGGTGGCGCAGGAGGCCGACGCGGTCACGAAGCTGGTGCAGGCGGGCATCCTCCCGAACGAGGAGGCGCTGGCCCGGCTGGGCTACGGCCCCGACCAGATCGAGACCATGCGCGCCGCGTCGATGCGTCAGGCGCTCGACCGCCAGATCACCGCACCGCCGACCGCCCTGCCGTCCGGGGAGGAGCAGTGAGCGAGGTGACCGCAGCGTGGCTCGCGCTGGCCGCGCAGGCCGAGGCACAGGTGGCAACGGTCGCCGCCGCCTACGAGGCGGGGCTGACGGCCAAGACGCGGTTCATCGAGACCGCAGCGGCCAGCGTCTACACGGCCAACCTCGCGGCGACGGCGTACGCCGACACCGCCGTGGCGGCGTGGCAGCTCGCGACGGTGGGCCTGCCGGCCACGACGCTCGGGCTGCTCCCGCCCCGCGAGGAGCAGGAGAGGCTGGTCCGGGCGTTCGCGACGATCACGGTCCACGCCCAGGCCATGAGCACCCTGGACCGCTCCCGCAGGGTCGCCCGATCCGAGCCGCTGACTCGTGGGCACCGCGCCTACCAGGACGCCCTGCGCGCCAGGGGCGTGGAGCACTGGCGCCGCGTCGTGCGGCCCAACGCCTGCGAGGACTGCGCCCCGCTGGCGGGCGAGGTGCAGCCGATGGACCGCGACTTCTCCGACCACCCGGGGTGCCGCTGCACCCTGGCCCCGGCGCCCGCCGAGACGTGGGCCGACCGGGTGCGCGCCAACCAACTCCAGCTCCGCCGTACGTGGAACACCGACCGAGGGCAGGTCCGGTTCTCCTCCGGACTCCGCTTCCAGTGAAAGGGCACGCCGTGGGCACCGAGAACGACCAGCAAGGGGCAGGCACCCCGGACGGCTCCACGCCTCCTGAGGGCGCTCAGGGCGCGCCTGGGGAGCCGTCTGGCACCGACCAGGCCGAGACCTTCTCACGCGAGTACGTCGAGAAGCTGAGGTCCGAGAACGCCGAGCAGCGCACCAAGGCCAAGCGCGCCGAGGACGCCGAGACGCGGCTGCGTGACCTGGCCGTCGCCGCCGCCGTGCGGGGCATCCTCACCGACCCCACCGACTTGGGATGGTCCGACGAGTACGCCGACGAGGACGGCTGGCCGGACGCTGAGAAGATCACCGCCGCCGCAGAGGCGCTGGTCGAGCGCAAGCCTCACCTGGCCCGCCCGTCCGGCGACGTCGGGCAGGGCAGGCACTCCGACACCGACGAGCCCGTGTCCCTCGTCGGCCTGCTGCAGGCGGGCGCCTGATGAGCACGCTGACCCTCGAACAGGTCGCGGAGTGGCGCGGCTTCACAGTGCGCCGCAGCCGGACCCGAGACCGCGTGTGGCTGATCCGAGACGGCGTCCTGTTCTCGCCGCGCAGGGGCCACGACGAGCACGCCGCTCGGGCACTCCTGCTCTGAGCGGCCACCACTGTCGGTGGGTCGTCATATCGTCACGGCATGAGCGATGACAAGAGCAAGGCCACGGTGGAGCGGAACATCTACGAGCGTGCCGACGGCACCTGGGGCTGGCGCCTCAAGGTGAACGGCAAGATCGTCGCCACCGACGGTAACCAGGGATACGAGAACGAGAGCTTCTGCCGCAAGATGGCAGACAGGGTCGCCTCCGGCTTCTACACGCCGACCAAGAAGACGATCTCCCGTCGGAACTAGGCGGCGATCCGAGCCCACCAGCACCGCGAGGGAGCCGGACTTGGCCCCTGACCTGCGCGGATAATGGTGGGTGAACGATGGTCGCTTCGAACTTCCCGGCGGGTGGGTGCTGGTCGAGCGTGACGTGGACCTGTTCGGACGGGTCTGCTCCTACGCGATAGAGGGCACCGCTTACGAGGTGGTGCGCACGCCGGTCGGGTGGAGGGCACGCCTGGCCCAGCACGGGCACGCCCGCCGCGCCTTCAAGTCCGCCCCTTACGAGTCGGCCCCGCAGGTGGTCCGGTACCTCGTGAAGTACGCCCACCTGCGCGGCGCCCGCTGATACACTGCACCTGAGTCCCCAGGAGGCAGGGGCGTCCTGGCTGCAGCCAGTCCAGGGCGATCGGCAGCATCTCTCACACGGTTCGAGCTCAGACTCCCGCGACAGAGAGAACGACCATGCACCGTGACCACCTCCCCAAGACCCGAGACCTGCACCGCATCATCGAGGGCTGCGGCTACTCCACCACCAGGGTCGGGCGGCTCTACTGGCTCCACGACTCGTCCGGCACGGTCGTGTCGAGGTCGGACGGCTCCACCATCGAGGAGCTGTGGGCGACGTTCTTCGACCTGGCGCTGGCCTCGCTGAGGCCGTGAGGTCGCTCGACGCGCTGCGCCGTCAGGAGAGATCCCACTACGTGGCTCTGCGCCGTGGCGCGTTCGGCTGGTCGGTGACCTGCGAGCGCTGCGAGACGTCGTGGGAGCCCGAGGCCGGCGCGAAGGGACGTCCCATCGGTGAGTGGTGGCGGTGCCCCCAGCAGTGCAACACCACCGCCCGCACCGTCGCCCGCGAGCAGTTTGAGGCCTTCGCCGAGGCCTACACCGAGACGAGCATCCCGATGCCGCCACCGAACCCGCTGTGGTTCGACGCGGAGTTGGAGTGCGGCTGCGACCCCATCGGATACGTCTCGGAGGAGCACGAGGCGTACCACCGCGAGCTGCAGGCGGACCTCGACCGCATGTACGCCGAGGCGCTGGCCGCGTGGAGGTCGTCCGCCTGAACCCCTGACAACTGAACAGTGCCGATCCACCCCGCGCAGGGCCAGGAGCCCGCCGCGACGCGAGGCCAGACGCCGGTCGCGATTCCCACCCGAATCGCACAGACGAGGCACGCCCATGACCGTCAAGACCTCCACCGCCGCCGAGCTCACGCAGGAGCAGGTGGTCCGCGTACTGACCAAGCCGCTGGAGGAGGCGAGCAAGTTCCTCGCCTCCGGCCCGCGCATCTTCGACACCTCCGGCCCGCTTCGGGTGCCGTCCCTCGGCGGGATGGTCGACTCCGAGGGCGACCCGGACAGCCCGGACTGGATCGGGGAGTCGGAGCAGATCACGACCAAGGACGTGGACTTCGGCGAGGTCTCGCTACTGCCGTCCACGATGAAGAGCGTCAAGGTCATCACCCGCTACTCCAACGAGATGGCCCGGCAGTCGGTCGTCGCACTGGACGCGACCCTGCAGCAGCGCCTCGTGACCGACGTGGCGGCGAAGCTGGACGACCAGTTCTGGTCGGCGGGCGGCGACGGCGTGACCACGCCGACCGGCATCCTGGCCTACGAGGGCGTGCAGGAGGCCGACCTCTCCGGCGCCGCCGTCACGCTGGACGACCTCACCGACGCGTGGGGCATGTGCCTCTCCGCCGACGTGAACATGAGCGGCCTCAAGTGGGTCATGCGTCCCGAGACGTTCATCGCCCTGCGCAAGGTCAAGGAGGCCTCCGGCTCGCAGCGCCCGGTCCTGCAGCCCGACGTCACGCAGGACTCGGTGTTCCGCCTGTTCGGCTCGCCGGTCACGGTGACCAAGCGCCTCCCGCTGGACGGCGCGTCGCAGAAGTCCATCGTGCTGGCTGACTTCTCGCAGATCGCCGTCGCCCGCGACCTCGCGCCGAGCGTCAAGGTGCTCACCGAGCGCTACGCCGACTACGACGAGCAGGCGATCCGCGTCGTGGCCCGCTACGACGCGAAGCCCCTGAACCCCGAGGCCGTCGTCGTGATGCGGAACGTGGCGTGATCGAGGTACCGCTGCCGACCCCGGAGCAGGTCGCGGTCTACCTGGACTGGCCGCTCACCACGGACCAGGACGGCGACCCCGTGGCCGAGGACGCAGGCCTCATCGCCACGCACCTGAACATGGTGACGGCGATGGTCCGCAGCTACACCCGAGAGGTGCCCTTCACCGCGGAGGGCGACACGGGAGCCACGGTGCCCAACGTCGTGGCAACGGTGATCATCTCCGCGACGGCGCGCAGCGTGTCGAATCCCGCTCACTCCAAGCGAACCGAGGTCGGCTCGTTCAGCGAGGCGCCCGCCGCGTTCACCGGCTTCACCCTGGCCGAGCAGACGGTGCTCAACAGCTACCGACGACGCACGGCCTAG